TGATCCCGATCGTGACGGACTCAAAGGGACTACTGATCGTATCATGAGAATGTGGAAGGAGATCTTCAGGGGCTATGATCCATCTCAGAAGCCGAAGATCACCACATTCCCGAATGAGGATGGTATCGATGATTTGGTGTTCGATTCAGGGGATTACTATTCCATGTGCGAGCATCATATCCTGCCATTCTTCGGTAAATACTATTTCGCATATATCCCGAATCCCAACGGAAAGATCCTCGGCATCTCCAAGGTGGCGAGAGTCGTGGGTTATTGCGCTGCCCGACTTCAGTTGCAGGAAAGGCTCGCAAGGGATATCGTGAAGATGCTCGATGAAGCCCTTGATGGTGATGCACTCGGATTCGCAATCGTGATGAGGGGAAAGCATCTGTGTAAGACCATGAGGGGTGTGCGCAATGATGGAGCCATGACGGTAGCCCACTTCACGGGTCTGTTCACCAAGAATCCATCATTGAAGGCTGAATTCTATAAACTGATCGATGCTCAGAAGGAATGAAATACGGGAATCAGGCAATCCAAGCAACAGAGACATGGATCAGCGATAACGGCTTGATGGACTACGGAGGGGCGAAACTATCCGATTTCCTGAATTATATCGGGATCTCCTATAAGTCGTATTATCGATGGATGGATGAATATCCTGAGTTCAAGGCTGCAATCGAGAGGGGAAAGGCGGAGTTCAAGGCTCGGCTGACTACCGATATCGCAGCATCCCTCGCTATGGCTGCAAAGGGTTATGAGAGGGAGGAAACGGAGAAGGAGTTCAAGCCCAATCCGAAAGATCCCAATAAGGCTATTCAGACGAAGTTCAAGAAAAAGACCGTCTATTATCAGCCGAATGTGGGAGCCGCCATCTTCCTGCTCACCAATCTCGATCCTGAGCACTATCAGAACAAGCAGAATGGTGAATTCATCCTCAAAAACAAGGATGATAAGAAGATGTCGATTGATGAGATCAATGCTGAGATAGAACGTCTCAAAAAACTTGAAAATAATGAGGAATGAGTTTGTCGGAATTGGAAATCAAGCAGAGAATATTGCAGTTGGAGCAGGAAAAACTAAAGATTCAGGCTCCAGCTTCATTCCCGCATTTCCTTGGCTACTCAAACCCGAAATATCAGCTCGAATGGTTCCATCGGATCATTGCGGAGCATTGTCAGATGCTTTTGGAGGGAAAGATCAAGAATCTCATGGTCTTTATGCCCCCTCAGCACGGCAAATCAGAGATTATATCTCGTAACTTCCCCGCATGGGCATTGGGTAGAGACCCTGACCTGAAGATCGCAGGATGCTCATATAGCTCAGACCTGGCACAACAATTCTCTCGATCCATCCAAAGGACGATTGATAGTCGTGAATATAGGGAAATATTCCCTGAAACCTATCTGAGCGGTTCGCCTCTCGTCAAGAGCGATTATAAGGGATATCTGAGGAATGTAGATGTCTTCGAGACGGTGGGGCATAGGGGATTCTATAAGGCGGTTGGTGTTGGTGGATCGCTGACGGGTACTCCCGTAGATATCGCCATCATCGATGACCCCGTGAAGGATGCGCAGGAGGCTTACTCCCTGACCTATCGGCAGAAGGTATGGGATTGGTATAACACAGTCCTCACCACCCGACTGCACAATGATTCCCGCCAATTGTTCATCATGACCCGATGGCATGAGGATGATCTTGCGGGAAGGCTCCTGAAGGCGGAGCCTGATGATTGGGAGGTTCTTGCGATCCCTGCGATCTGCGAGAGGGAGAATGATGGAGGAATGAGCCATCGAAAGATCGGCGAAGCCCTATGGGAGGAAAAGCACTCCATCAAAAAGCTCGAAAAGCAGAAAGCGAGGGCTCCGAGGGAGTTCAATGCCCTCTACCAGCAGCATCCGACCATCGAGGGAGGTAACATCGTTAAGAGGGATTGGTTCAGGAAGATCTCAATGGCTGAATTCAAGGCTCTCAGGTTCAATGAACCGATGCACTTCTATCTCGATACCGCCTACAATAAAAAGAAGAATAAGGGTCAGGATAATGACCCGTCAGGAATATTGGCTGCTTGCAGGATCGGAACGAATATCTATCTCTACGATGCCATGCAGATGTGGAAGGAGATGCCCGATCTGCTCAGGTTCCTGCCTGAATATATAGCAGCCCATGAGGGTGATAGGGAATCGAAGCTCAATGTGGAGCCGAAAGCCAACGGAATATCCGTAGTGCAGATGCTGAAGGAGACCACCACCCTCAATGTGAAGGAAACCCCAACCCCCACCGATGATAAGGAGGTGCGCCTGAGGGTCGTTTCTCCGAGGATCGAATGTGGAAGGGTCTATATAGTGGAGGGATCTTGGAATGATGATTTCCTCGATGAGGTATGCGGATTCCCATCAATGCCACATGATGAGTTCGTGGATATCCTCGGATATGCCATCAACGATCTCTATGAGGATGATGATGATATCGATTACGACAACCTCGATAAGAGTTCTTTTGGATTATAAACCATAATATTTATATGCTGCATGTATTTAGTCGATTTGTTCCGTAATTACGTGAATGCCCTCGTTGGCAAGAATCAGGAGTTTGAGCAACTGCTGGCTGCAAAGGATATCTCTGCGGTCAGGGAGAAGATGACCACTCGGGTGAATGATGTCATGGATGCGCTGAAAGAGTATGTCACGAAAGAGCATGACATAATGAGGCGGGAAGATAAGATCATCACCGATAAGAAGGGTAAGTTCCTGAGAAAGGAGGCGGTATGGAAGCTCCCCATCCCCTATCCCGTGTTCATCAATGAGATTGCCCTTGTGTTCCTCTATGGCAGACCCGTGAAATGGTCTCAGCTCTCGGAGGGTACTGATAATGCTTTCAAGGCTTATCAGGACTTCATCAAGAATACCCGATTCGATTCAAAGATCCGCCAGTGCAAGCGATTGGCGGGTGCTGAGACGGAATCGGCTATGCTTTTCCGTTGCTATACGGATGATGATGGATCCCGTAACTGCCAGCTCAGGGTTCTCGCAAAATCGAAGGGTGATGAGATCTATACCCGATTCGATCAGTATGAGAATCTGATCGCATTCGCATGGGGTTACTATACCAAGGATGATGGAGAGGGAGCCGTCTATCATCTCGATGTATTCACCAAGCAGACGATCTTCCATTGTGTGAAGAAATCCCTCGGATGGGATGTGGTGGAGGAAATCAACTTCGCAGGAAAGATCCCCGTGATCTATTTCCGTCAGGAAAAGGAATGGGATGGTGTGGAAGCCCTCATCAACCGAGAGGAAAATATCGCATCCCGTACTGCCGATACGAATGACTATTTCGCAGATCCTATCGCTATCATGGCTCAGGACATCATCAAGAATATGCCTGAGAAGAAGGAGGCTGCAAAATTGCTCATCACCAATGATAAGGATGGTGTCGATAAGGCTGCAAAATATCTCACATGGGATAATGCGCCTCAATCGAAGAAGGATGAGATCGAATGGCTCCATACGCAGATCCTTCAGAAGACATTCACCCCGAATATCACCACCGATACCCTGAAATCCATCTCCCAGCTATCCGCCAAGGCTCTGCGTACCGTCATGATGCTTGCGGATATCAAGGCGGCAAAGAGAAAGGAGAGCCATGATGAGCTTTTGGATCGTACCGCATCCCTGATTATAGCCATCATCGGCAATGTGCTCGATGCCAATCTGAAGGGGGAATGTGATAAGCTGATCGTGGGTCATGAGTTCCAAGAGCCTTTCGGAGAGGATATCGCTGATGATCTGAATAATGTGATCCGTGCCGTTGATGCTGGCATCATGTCAGAGGAAACGGGTATCGAGATGAATCCCCTTGTGAAGGATCCTCACAGAGAGGCGGAGCGCATCAAGAAGGAATCCGAGGAAAAGATCAAGCAGCAGCAATCAATCTTCGGTAATCCCGATGGCTCTGAGGGGGCTCAATCATACGGGGATGAGTAGTTTATCGGTTTTCATGAGAAATCCCGTCAGAATCGCAGGAAATCCCGTCTATGGCAAAGAAAAGTAAGATTAATGCATCCGAATTCATGGCATCGCCTCAGGTTCGCATCAAAAGAACCGAGGCTTATGCCGAGAAGGTGAGGTTGATGTTCGCTCAGACCGTGAACAATATCCTCGCCCTGAATAAGTCCATGCCATCCCTCGATGATGGGGTGATGTTCTCATTCGATGGAGAGTCAATGAAGATGCAGAAGAAGGTGGAGGAAGCCCTGAGGCAGCTCCATTCGGCTGCAACCTTGGCAATCAGGCGGGGTATTGCCGTTGAATGGGATATCGCCAATGATGAGATCGATAAACTCCTGAACTCGGTTTATGGAAAGAAGGTACTATCATCCCCTGAGTTCAATGGATGGATGAATCGCAATGATTCAGCCCGTGATGCGTTCCTGAACAGATCAGAGAAGGGTATGAATCTCTCTGATAGGGTTTGGAAGTCAGTCCGTCAGCTCAGGGATGAGATGGAGGTGGCTATGACCGTTGCCATCGGAGAGGGTGATTCCGCCAGCTCTATGAGCCGCAAGGTCAGGGAATATCTCAATGATCCCGATCTGATGTTCAGGCGATTCCGCTATAAGGCTGGAGAGAAGGATATCATCGATCCTGAGACGGGAGAGGTGATCGGTAAGGAGCCCGTCTATAAGCTGAAGTGGAAGAAAAGGGTCAAGGATGAGAAAACGGGGAAATACAAATTCATCGATTATGACCGCAAATCCTATGAGACGGGTCAGGGAGTATATAAATCATCCGCTAAGAATGCCATGCGACTGACCCGCACGGAGACCAATATGGCATATCGCAGAGCCGATCATTCACGATGGCAGGGGATGGATTTCGTCCTCGGTCAGCATATCGAGCCATCGAAGAATCATAAGATCGAGGATATCTGTGATAAGCTCCAAGGTGACTATCCGAAGGATTTCCAATTTGACGGGTTCCATCCGCAATGCTACTGCGTATGCACCCCTATCCTGATGTCGGAGGATGAGATGGCAAAGGTCAATGAGGCATTCCTGAAGGGAGAGACCTATACACCGAAGGGAAAGCAGATCACGGACTATCCTCAGGGATTCAAGGATTGGGTAAGGGAGAAAGCGGATAAGATCGTGGATGCCCATGATTACGGAAAGGATCCGTATTTCGTCAGGAATAACTATCAGGCGGTGGATCAGATCCTCAATC